CTCAGTGGAAAGAGTTGTTCCCTTATCTCCGGCCGCTCTTGATGTCACGTCCTCCGGAATCATCTCGCCGGTCTGTACATACTTCTTGAACGCCTGACGGTATTCCATGGAACTAAGCGGCTCTTCGTGGCGCTGTTCCGCCTGTGGATTTTTCTGACTGTATGTTGCCAGCGGATTTCCACCTCTCTGCTCTACAGTAACTCCGTGAGGTACATTGCTTCTGTCCTCTCCGGTTCCATTGTCATCAGCACCGTTGTCATCGTCCTTTCCGTTATCCTTTAATGCAGTCAGCTCCTCCTCGATAGCATCAAGCTCTGCTTTGACATCCTCAATGTCATCGTTGATATCATCAATCTTTTCGTTGATGGAACGAACTTCTGCAGCATCCTCGGATGCCTTGCCTCTTGCAATGAGCTTCTCTTTCTTTGCTTCCAGTCTCTGCATTCTTTTTAATAATACTTCTTTTCTTCTCATCTGATTTTCCTCCTAAATTTTTGATTCTAATTCCAGTTTTGCTTTTGCGAGTTCCAGATCAGTCTCCACTGACCTTTTCACGGAGCTCCGTGCCGTCTCCACTGCCCGGCGTACGCTCTCCAGCGTCTCCCTGCTTCGTGCGTTTATTTCAGTCGAAGAATAAGCGGGAAATGTCACCGCTGAGACTTCGTAAACTGCTTTAATCTTTTTGATCCTGCGAAGTGGATGGTCGGAATCAAGATCCTCCCATTCCTCCGAATCGATCACAAACATAAAGGACATTCCGGAAATGTCCCCCCGTTTCACCGCGGAATACAATGATCTGGCTTCTGCGTTATTTTCAGTATCAAGCTGCACTTCAATGACCAGACCATCCTTGTCTGTGGTCAGCTTCATTGTGCTGTTACCGTTATTCCTGCGGCTCCTGGCAAGCGGAATCTTGCTTATATCGTGATTGACCAGAAAACGTACATCGGTCAGATCGGTATCTTCTAAAGCTCCTTTTTCAATGATCTCTTCAAAATACCCCATATCCGTTTTCGAATCATACACGATCGGACGTCCGGTGATCACGTCACCTTTGTCTGTTTTCTCTGCGCGGACTTCAAACTGATACCCTCGCTGTTCCATCGGTTTTTTCTTATCAGGTTTCATCTTCATTTGCTCCTCCATCCTTTCCTAACTGATATTGTGGTGCCAGTGCTACATCTACATAATTAAGGGACTGCATTCTTTTTCCTTTCAGTTCCTGCAGTGGACGCATTCCAAAGGCAACTCGTTTTTCATTTTCATACAAGCTTCCGGAGTCTCCCAGCAGCCGAACCATCTCAAGCGTCTGATCGATCGACATGAAAATCAGATTCTTGGGATAAAACATAATTTTATTTCCGTAGGATCGTTCTGTCGGTGTAAACAGCGGACGTGTAAACGCTTCTCCGAATGATTTGATCATCGGTTCCAGTGTTTTCTGATAGAATGCCTCATACTGCTGCTTTGTGTAATCGCCGATAAGGATACAGAGCGGTACCCCGAAGTTTCGTAATATCTTTTCGTCAATGAATTTCAGTGTATTAGAATCCACCAACTGAATGTCTCGCTTGATCGGCGTAAAGTCTGCTTTCAGATCCAGCGGCAGGAACCCGCTTTCTCCTCTGGATAACTTCTGCTCCAGCTCTTTCACATTATCCAGAGTCTTTCCGTCATCGATCAGTGTGTTGTACTTCACTACGCCATTGATCGCATAAGACGATTTCATTGCCTTGGACACACCGTTTAACAGCTCATGGTTTAACTGCAGCGTTTTCAGCAATGCTTCATTATCCGGCTGACCTGACGCATTCCCTCCCATGAAGTCGTTCACGCTGTATTTATAACGAATATGGATCACATCATCATATGGCAGCGTTGTCTCAAAGTTATTCGCAAAGGAAAGCTTTACATACAATCTGCCTGCAGCGTTTTCCTGAAACTCTACCATTGTCGGCTGGACCGGGTATAATGCTTTATAAGACCGTCTCTCCTTCCCCTTATCATCTGTCCATACATCATAGGTCGGTATGATCCAACTGTTATAATTAAAAAACAGATTCCATGTAATCTTTTCCAGAAAGTCACTTGTGGACATGAATGCATTCGGCTGATTTAATACACGCTGCCGGTTTCCGGAAACCGGAATGACATCCTGTCCATCCTGCCGGATATGAGTCGGTGAAAGCTTTTTCATTTCTGATGTAATACAGACGATACACTGCTGCACGACATCACTCGCATAAATATTCTGGCCAAACTGGCTATAGATCGGTGTGAAGCCGTTTAGCATACTGGCATATCGGTTTCCTTTCGGCATCAACCGCTTTAAAGAATCTATCCATCCCATGTTATTCCCTCGCTTTTATCATCTCTAAAAAATCAGTGCGGTACCTTCGATACGTCTCCCATAAGATGATCTTCGTAACCGCACCATCAATCTTTTTCTTCTTTTCCTGAGCTTCCTGTCCCAGATCCACAAGCTCCCGCGGAATTTCACGTACAAATCTGGATACTTTATTATACTGTACTTCTCCCCGGAGCATCCGCTGTCTGGCACTTGTCAGCGTCAGATTCTCCATAGCTCTTGTGATACCCACATAACAGAGCCTTCTCTCTTCTTCCAGATCAGATCTGTCATCTGATATAATGGACATATAAGACGGAAACATCCCATCTTCCATTCCTGCGAGAAATACTCTCGGAAACTCCAGACCTTTGGCACTATGTAGTGTCATAAGAAGCACATAATCCTGATCCGGATCCACGCTGTCAATGTCTGCGATCAGTGCAATCTCCTCGAGAAAACCTGAAAGTGTGGCAGTCTGTCCCTGTTCTTCCATTGCTTCCTGATAGGATTCTGTCTTGGAAATAAGTTCATCAATATTCTCGATTCTTGCCTTCGATTCATCTGTATCTTCAGCCTGCAGCTCTGCCACATATCCGGTAAGTTCAATCACTTCTTCCAGAAGTTCACGTACTGTATAAGACTCTGCCTTACTCTTTAAACTCTGAATAAAGGTTACAAATCCATCAATCTTTGAAAGGCTTCTTCCAATAGACGGGACCTCCTCTGCCACACGCAAGGCATCATAGAAACTCACACTCATTTTATCCGCATAATCTTGTATTCTGCCAAGAGTTGTGGCTCCGATTCCACGCTTCGGTACATTGATGATACGGCGGACTGCCAGATCATCTCTGGAATTGTCAATTGTCTTCAGATAACATAACAGGTCTTTGATTTCTTTACGCGCATAGAAATTCACACCGCCTACAATCTTGTAAGGGATATTCGCAAGAAGACACTTCTCTTCAAAGAGTCGTGACTGTGCATTGGTCCTGTACAGAACTGCACAGTCTTTATACTTCGCACCATTCTCTCTGTGAGCTCTGGAAATCTCGCCTACCACATACTCTGCTTCCTCATATCCGTTCATGAACTGGCGGAAATGGATTCGTTCCCCCTCCGAATTCTCAGTCCAGAGTGTTTTTGATTTACGTGAGGTATTATTTGCAATCACCGCATTGGCTGCATTCAGAATATTCTTTGTGGAACGGTAATTCTGTTCCAGACGGATAACTTTTGCATCTGGAAAAACATGCTCAAATCCAAGAATATTTCCTATATTTGCACCGCGGAATTTATAGATAGACTGGTCATCATCACCGACTACACAGAGGTTTTCATATTTAGAGGCCAACAGGCTTATAAATTTAAACTGTGCAGTATTGGTATCCTGATACTCATCCACCATGATATATCTGAAACGTTCCTGATAGTTTTCCAGAACATCTCCGCAGTTCTGAAAAAGCTCTACGGTCTTTACGATCAGATCATCAAAATCCAGCGCATTATTTCTGCGCAAAGCAACCTGATATTCCCGATATACCTCAGCAACCTTCTTTTTAACAAAGTCCTCACCTGCATTCAGTTCCATCTCATCCGGTGTGATCAGTTCATCTTTTGCATGGGAAATCTGTTCCAGAAGAGAACGTTCCTTTGTTTTCTTGGTGTCAATATTCAGTTTTCTGCATACTTCTTTCATCAGAGTTTTCTGATCTTCTGTGTCATAAATAGCAAATCTGGTATCATATCCAAGACGGTCAATATAACGACGCAGAATACGCACACAGGTAGAATGGAATGTGGAAACCCATACGCTCTCGGAACCAAATCCCACTATTTTATCTACACGTTCTCTCATCTCACTGGCTGCTTTATTTGTAAATGTGATAGCCAGAATGTTCCAGGGATTGATTCCCTTTTTATCTATCAGGTAAGCAATGCGGTGGGTAAGTACTCTTGTCTTTCCCGAACCCGCTCCCGCAAGGATTAGCAGTGGACCTTCTGTATGGTAAACCGCTTCCTGCTGCTGAGGATTTAATGTACTATAAATATCGCTCATATTTTCTCCTGTCTTCTTCCTGTACGGTACATTATTTTACAAACAACCATGCTGATCAACAAGTTGATTCCTGCAACAATCTTTCAGATTCAAAATATGTACCGGTTACCGTTTACATCTCTCGAAATATTTTTTGTGCCTGAACAGGCATATATCTTTATGATTATACACAAAAATCTGTTCGCCTACAACTGATTCCTGTAAAGTAAACCTCACATGACTAAAGTCACGTGCTTCCAGACGCTTTAGGCGT